AGTTCTAACAAGAAAAAAATGCAAGATAACATGAATAAAGATACAAAATCTTTCTTAAAAATCTTGGATTTTGCATTCAGTAACGCAAAGTAGGTAAAAATGTCCACAATTAGAGAATTTTACATTGAAAAAGAAAAACGAGAGTTAATTAATACGATTAATTCTGCAAAATATATAAGTGAAGAACAAAAAGAAGTAATGATTGAAGGTCTTTTAGGAAAAGGAACTGGAATTTTGGGTAGAGTAACGCCCGCAGACAAGAAAAAGGCGGCTGAAGTTGAAAAAAATAAAAGAGAACGAGAAGCAGTAAAACGAAAAAAAGATGCCGAAGAAAAAAGAGAAGGTGACAAAAAGAAGAGAGAACGAGAAGCAAAGAAAAAATATGATGCAAGTCCTGAAGGAAAAAAGAAAGCAGCTCAAAAACAAAGAGAATTAGACCAAAAATTTAGAGATCAAGAATCGGGGCATGCTTACTCTGGTGGTGTACCAACCGGCCGGGGCGAACATAATTAAAGGGGGATAGACAAATGAAACTTATATGCGAATTACAAGAATCTGTAGAGTATGAATTAATCGAAGAAGGTGCTAAACCTAAACAGTACTTCATTGAAGGTATCTTCATGCAGTCTGAAAAAAAGAACAAAAACGGAAGGGTTTATCCTTTACCTGTTCTTGAAAAAGAAGTAGATAGATATGTTAATGAATATGTTACACCAAAACGTGCATTTGGAGAACTTGGACACCCTGACGGCCCGACAGTTAATTTAGATCGTGCATCGCATATGATCACCTCTTTGGTGAAAGAAGGTAAGAATTTTATTGGGCGTGCAAAAGTTTTAGACACACCAAATGGACAAATTGTTAAGTGTTTGATTGATGAGGGTGCAAGACTAGGTGTTTCTTCAAGAGGAATGGGAACATTAAAACCAGATGAAAAGAACTCTCAAATTGTACAAAAAGATTTTTATCTTGCAACCGCAGCAGATATTGTTGCAGATCCATCCGCACCAAATGCTTTCGTAGAAGGTATTATGGAAGGAAGAGAATGGATTTGGGATAATGGACTTTTGCGTGAACAAGATATAGAACGGGCAAAGAATAATATTCTAAAAGCCTCTTCCAGAAAACTTGAGGAAGTAAAAATAAACGAGTTTAAAAATTTATTATCAAAGTTGTGATATTATAAATATTACTACAGTAAACGAAAAATACCATTAACTATTAGGAGTATCAAGTTCTATGGAAAATACAACTCAAGAAGAAATTCTGGAAGAAACTGAGCAAGAAGGACTTGTTGAAGCTCCAGAACAAATTGAAGAAGAAGAAATTGTTGCAGAAGCACCCAAAGCAAAAGTCAAAGAAGACGATGACGAAGACGAAGATAATGATGATGACGAAGAAGAGGAAGAAGAAGAGCAAGTAAAGAAAGAGGAATATAAAGTTCCTTCTACTAAATCTGCTATGATCAAAGCCCTTTTCGATAAAGTCAATGGTCTGAAAAAAGAAGAAGTTTCTGCGAAATGGAAAGATCTTATGGATGTTGCAGAAGCAGAAGATCTTGGAGGCCCCACACCAGCCGATTCTGATCCAGAAAAAGATGAAGTTGGTAAAAAGAAAAAGAAAATTAAAATTTCCATGCCTGAAATTAATGTAAAAGAAGATATCGATGCATTAGTAGATGGTGAAGAACTTTCAGAAGAGTTTAAGACCAAAGCTTCTACTATCTTTGAAGCGGCAGTTCATCAGAAAGTAATGGAAATTGCAACTGGAAAGATTGACGAACTTGAAAAAGAGTATCAGTCAGATCTTCAAGAAGAGATTGTTTCATTCCGTGACGAATTGACTGAAAAAGTCGATGGTTATCTCAACTACGTAGTTGAAGAGTGGATGAAAGAGAATGAACTTGCACTTGATAGTTCATTAAAGAGTGAACTTACTGAAGAGTTCATAGGTGGACTTAAAAATCTCTTTACCGAACATTATATCGAAGTTCCAGACGAAAAAGTTGACATCGTTGAAAGCCTTTACGATAAGGTGGAAGAACTTGAAGGTAAATTAAATTCTCAAATTGATGATAACGTTCAAGTTACAAGTGAACTTAACGAATATCGTAAGGACAAGATCTTAGAAGAAGTTTGCGAAGACCTTGCAGACACACAATCTGAAAAGATGAAATCTCTCGTAGAGGGTGTTTCTTATGAAGATGATAAAGACGATTTTGAGAATAAAGTTAAGACGATTAAGGAAAGTTATTTCCCTAATCAAACAAAACAGGATGAAAATGTTGAACAAGTTGATGCATCTGAAGGAGAAGAGGTTTCTGAACCTAAGATGAATAACATCATGGAAGCATATAGTAAAGCTATTGCTCGTAATTAATAATAATTTTAAGTTTTTTTAACAATTTAAGGAGTTTAAAAAATGCAACTCTCAGAAACAATTAATAAGAAGTGGGCGCCAGTTTTGGATCATCCAGATCTTCCTAAGATCAATGATTCATATCGTAGAGCAGTCACTGCTTTATGTCTTGAAAATACTGAATCTCAGTATGCTCAAGATCAAGGTGGAGCAGGACTCTTGACAGAGGCAACCCCTACTACGGTAATGGGATTAACATCCACTAACCCATCTTTAGGTGGTGTAGCTGGTGGTTCCGTTCAAGTTAGTGCCGACTTTGCAGATCCAGTTTTGATCTCAATGGTTCGGCGTGCAATGCCTCAACTCGTAGCATACGATGTTTGTGGTGTACAACCAATGTCCGGCCCAACTGGATTGATCTTTGCTCTCAAGAGTCGAGTCAATTCTATGTCAGGTGCGGAAATGCCTGGAGTCAATGCTGACACCGTTGCAAGTGAATCTGGTACGCCAGGACACGCATCGGGTGACTTAGTTAAGACGCCTGGTCTTTTGATCACAGCAGCTGATGGTACTGCACAAACTGGTAACGAATATTCCGCATCAAGTGCTCTGGAAACAGACGGTGGTGAGGGTGATGTTGCTGGTGAAATGTCCTTCTCAATTGAGAAGATTTCAATCGCCGCTGGTACACGTGCCCTGAAAGGTTCCTATTCAATGGAACTCGCACAGGATTTACGTGCAGTTCATGGTCTGGATGCAGAAGCAGAACTTGCTAACATTCTGTCTATGGAAATTCTTGCAGAAATCAACCGAGAAGTAATTCGTAAGATTTACATCAACGCTGCTGCAGGAGCTCAAGTCGGTACAACTACTGCTGGTCTGTTTGACCTTGATACCGATTCCAATGGTCGTTGGATGGTTGAGAAATTCAAAGGTCTGATGATGCAGATTGAAAAAGATGCAAACCAGATTGGTAAAGACACACGAAGAGGAAAAGGAAACATTCTGATGACTTCATCTGATGTTGCTTCTGCCCTTCAGATGGCAGGTATTTTGGATTATGCTCCTGCAATGAGCACAGATCTGAATACAGATACTTCATCTTCAACTTTTGCCGGAGTTCTTAACGGACGCTATAAAGTATATGTTGATCCATATGCTGATGCAAATGCACAAGAATTTTATTGTGTAGGTTACAAAGGTGATTCACCGATGGATGCTGGTATATTCTATTGCCCATACGTTCCGTTGCAAATGGTTCGTGCGGTTGATAGTTCTAGTTTTCAACCACAGATTGCTTTCAAAACACGTTATGGTCTAGTTGCAAACCCATTTGCAGAAAATGCAAGTGCTTCAACTGGTCGTATGACAGGTGTTCTTGGAACTAATCCTCACCTGAATGTATATTACAGAAAAGCTGCAATTACCAACTTGATGTAATACTTGACCTACATATAGTAGGATTTCTGAAAGGGAGTGGAGAAATCTACTCCCTTTTTTTATTTGTAGTGATAATTTTCCAGTGAGGCCGCAATGATCATAGTGATAGGAAATGGTCAATCAAAATCTGTTTCGGATTTCAATCTTTTCAAAAAACATACAACATATGGTTGTGATTTAATTTATCGCAAATTCATACCAGACCATTTAGTTTGTCAAGATATCGATGCACAATTGGAATTGATAACCAATGATCTGACGAAAAAATACAAGTGTTATTTTAGAGGATTTGATTTAATTCCAAGTATGCATTATGACATGCTTAAACAGACAACCGATAAAAAATATAAAATCGGAGAGAATCAACCAAAAACAGACAATTTCATTCAATTTGCACATGAAGGGGTTATGTATTTCATTTGGATTGATTCATCTGATCCAACTGAAAATATTGCTTGGTGGTCAGATACTACATTTGAAGAATGGGTTACTGATACAGTTGCACTCCGTTTGGCCGCTCAACAAAATCCTAGTGAAACATTTTTTTATTGCGTGGGATTTGATTATTATCACGATCAAACAAAAGATGGTATATTTCTTGGAACTTCTATTACAGAATTTCACGATGAAAAACAAGATTCTTGGGTTGGTCAACATAAACACATCGAAGAAGAATACCCAAATTCTAAATTTATTTTTGTTGGAAAAGATATGGATTATGGCGAGTTTGAAAATCTGTTGAATAAATAGTATAGAAGGACTAAAAAGGAAATCATGGCCGCAGGAAGTACAGTACCAGACAATTTAAATTATCTTTCAAATATCAGTTTTAGACTGACAATGCAAGATGCACCAAATTTAACTTGGTTTTGTCAGGCAATAAATGTGCCTGGTGTATCAATTGAAGGAATAGATGTATTTACACCATATGTAACTATGCCTTTTGCCGGAAACAAGGTTAATTTTGAAGAACTATCTGTCAGATTTATTGTTGATGAACACATGAAAAATTGGATAGAAATTTATGATCGTATAATTGCATTGGGTTTGGCAGAAGGGGGTGAAAATTATCGTTTACTCAAAGCACAATCTGATTTAACTAAAAGGGGAGGAACAGTTTCGACACTTGTTCTTACTATTTTGACAAGTGCAATGAATCCCCAAATGGAATTTCATTTTTATGAGGCGTTTCCAATTTCTCTTTCTGCACTTGATTTTGATAGTGCAAATACTGATTTAGAATATTTTACTGCTACGGTAGGATTTCGTTATACAAATTATGAAATAAAGAATCTATTGAACAACTAAAAAAATTATGACAATTGAAGACATTATGGAAATGTGGGGAGAGGATTCTCACATTGATGATAAAGATTTGGACAATGAATCATTGAAAATACCCAATCTACATCAAAAATACTTAAACATATATTCCAAAGAAAAACGCAAACTCAGTGATCTCAAAACTCACTGGAAAGTTCTTTTTCAACAACGTTGGGAAGTAGTCATTTCTAAGAATGGCAAGGCGCCTGATCACAACATACGAATTTCAAAAACCGAATTAGAAAAACACTACGTTGCAGCCGACGAATCATTGCAGAAAGCTGAGAAGATATTGAATGAACAAGAAGGAAAAGTAGACTACCTGAAATCGGTTCTTTCAATGATTGAGAATAGAAGTTTTCATATTAATAATGCAATCAATTGGAGGAAATTTGTTGCAGGACTTGGGTAATTATGCAAATCATAATGGAAAAAGAAAACGAGGTATATCTACGACTTTCTTGCGAGCCAGGAGTGAAGATGGAACTCAACCACTATTTTCGATTTCATCCAAAAGATTATCAATTCATGCCGATGTTCAGAAGGAGAAAGTGGGATGGTTATGTTTATCTTTACAACATGGACAGTGGTAGAATATATTATGGATTAAAAAATAGAATACAACGATTTGCGAATGACAGAGAATATGATCTTATTGATCAAACAAATGATTCAATCGAACTCATATCCAATGAAGAATATTTTAAGTTTCTTACATCATTTCCCTGTGAATATAAACTAAGAGATTATCAAAATAACGCAATACGACATTCAATTAATGAACGAAGATGTGTACTTCTTTCACCTACTGCATCAGGCAAATCTCTCATTATTTACTATCTGATTCGTTATTACTTCCCTGAGAAGTCGTTGGTTATTGTACCAACACTTTCGTTGGTAAGTCAGATGTATTCTGATTTTGAGGCCTATGCAAAAGCAGACAAGACATTTGAAGTCGAAAAATTCGTCCACAAAATTTTTGGAGGTCAGGAAAAGGTAACAGACAAACCAATTATAATTTCAACATGGCAATCCTTATATGAATTGAAAAAGGATTTCTACACAGATTTTAAATTGGTAATTGGAGATGAGGCCCATCTTTACAAGGCCAAGTCACTTACGAAAATAATGAAGAATTTGGAGAATGCACCTTACCGAATTGGAACAACTGGAACTCTTGATGATGTTGAGGTGCATAAATTAATATTAGAGGGGTTATTTGGTACAACAAAGAGGGTAACAAGTACCAAAGAACTTATCAAGAAAAAAACATTATCATCGATTGCCATACGATGTCTTGTTCTCAAATATTCTAAAGAAGTAGCCGCAAAAATTTCAAAATTGAATTATCAAGAAGAAATAAATTTTTTGGTTGGCCATTCAGAACGAAACAAATATATTTGTAATCTAGTAAAAGGACTTACAGGAAATACGTTGGTTTTGTTTCAATTAATAGAAAAACATGGCAATATATTACATTCAATATTAGAAGAAATAATTGATTCTTCTAGAAAAATCTTTTTTGTTTATGGAGGAACAGATGCAGATACAAGAGAAAAAGTTAGAGAACTTGTCGAGAAGGAAAAAGATGCTATTATATGTGCAAGCTATGGCGTATACAGTACCGGCATCAACATTAGGAATCTTCATAACATTGTTTTCGCTTCTCCTTCTAAGAGTCGTATTAGAAACTTGCAATCGATAGGTAGAGGATTAAGGAAGTCGGATACTAAAGAGGCAGCAACTCTTTATGATATTTCCGATGATTTAAGTTATAATGGTAAAAGGAATTATACATTAAATCATTTTATAGAACGAGTGAAAATATACACAAGTGAATACTTTCCTTATCACATCTATACTATTCCTATTCAAACCATCACAGACTCATTATAACAATTTTAGAGAGAAAAGTCAAGTGTTTTATTTTATTTTTTTTAACTTGACAAATTTAATAAAACTTGATATACTTATTATAATGAACTCAAATAAGAAAGGTAGGTGAATGTGGCACGAAAGAAACAACATTATGTCAATAATGAAAAATTTCTGGAAGTAATGTCGGATTATCGTGAAAAATATTTACAAGCAAAAGATAACGATACTGAATTACCCATAATACCAGATTATGCAGGGGAATGTTTTCTCAAAATAGCAGAGAGATTGTCCCATAGACCAAACTTTATAAACTATGCATTTAGAGAAGAAATGGTAAGTGATGGGATAGAAAATAGTGTTATGTATGCGAGTAATTTCAATCCAGAAAAATCAGCAAATCCATTTGCATATTTTACTCAAATAATATATTTTGCATTTTTACGAAGAATAGAAAAAGAGAAAAAACAATTGTACATTAAGTACAAAACAATGGAAGAATATAGTTCTTTAGAAGATCATGTGGATATGGGAGAAATGGGACAAAGTGAAACACAAGCCGTTTCTTCTGGTGCAACACCTTTGACAACTGATAAACGGGCTTCTATTCAAGAGTTCATACACGCATTTGAAGAGAAGAAACGAAAGAAGAAAAAACCCAAACCTGCCAAGGAAGATGATAAAGTCGTTTCATTTTCTCCTTTAACATTTTACATAGACAGAGCCCACGCATGAAAATTGCTTTACTGACAGATACACATTTTGGGGCAAGAAATGACAGTCTGATTTTTACAGATTTTTTTCGTAAGTTTTATGAAAATGTATTTTTTCCTACGTTAAAAGAGAGAGGTATCACCGATGTAATACATTTGGGTGATGTGGTTGATAGACGAAAATTCATCAACTATAAAACTCTGAATTCCATGAAGGAGATATTATTCGATCCTCTCAAGGAAATGGACGGAAATATCAAAATCATTGTTGGCAATCATGACATTTATTACAAGAATACTCTTGCAGTAAATTCGATGACAGAATTAACAAAAGGAATGCCTCATGTTACTGTCTATGATAAACCTACTGAAGTATCTTTAACAGATGACCACAAGGTTTTATTTGTGCCGTGGATATGTGATGACAATGAAGAGGAAACAAAAGAACTCATTGAAAAGACACGAACTAAAGTTGCATTCGGCCATCTTCAGTTAGTAGGAATTGAACAGAATAAAGGTTCTTTCAGTATAGATGGATATCCATCATCTATGTTTAAAGCATTTCAACGAGTATTTTCAGGACACTTTCATCATCGTTCCACTACAGGAAACATTACTTATCTAGGAAATCCATACGAAATTACATGGAGTGATTATAATGATCCAAGAGGATTTCATATTTACGATACTGAAACAATGGAGGTAGAATTCATACCAAATCCATATTCGATGTTTTACAAGATTTATTATAATGATGAGAAAAATGATTATGGCGATCTATCAAAATATGAAAATTGTTATGTAAAAATTATAATTGAAAACAGAAACAACTCATATCTATTTCAAATTTTAATGGACAAGTTGGTAGATGTTGGTGTTGGTCATATTTCAGTAGTGGACAATCTTTTTGATATTGAAGACATGGGAGATGATATAGAGAATATGGAAGATGTAGAAGATACGATGAGTGTTATTAAAAGTTGTGTTGATGGATTGCAGATTGAAAACAAAGAGTCGTTGAATTTATTAATGCAAAATCTTTACAATGAAGCACTAACGGTAGAGACAATATGAGTACCAGACAAGAACGAAGACGCCAAGAAAGATTAGCAAAGAAGAAAGAAAAACTCTTTGACAAGGATGGGAACGAACTTGAAACTAGACAATGGGCTACAGGAATAGGAAAAGAAAAAATATATGAAATGGACATAGAGATAATACAGCCGTGGTCTGTTCCTGTTTTCAAAACAACCTTACCTCCCGATGTTCTTCAAGTGATGATTGAAATTTCAGATTATATTCTTGCAGACAAAGATGCGGAATCTCACGGAGGACATCTTGCAGGACAAATTGAAAAGGAATTGTTAATAGAACATAAAATGTTGGAAGAGACAGGTGTGATGGGTTTTTTCATGGGTGCAGTTCGTCAATTTATAATTCAATGCAAATGTCAAATGATGCCGGACAAGGTAGATGATATTCAACGAGAACAATGGTTGACTCAAATGTTGACAATGTGGATTATATCTCAACAGCCGGGAGAATATAATCCTCTGCATATTCACACTCAATGCACAATTTCCGCAGTAATGTATATCAAAGTTCCGAAAATGTTGCCTTCTAAAAAAGAACATAGGCCAGGTGATGATGGTTCTATTACTTTTATTAGTAACGCTGCAAGGGATGTAGATTTTAGTATACCAAGTATAACTTATTCCCCAGCGGTAGGAGATTTTTTTATGTTTGGAGCACAACAACAACATCTTGTATATCCGTATCGTTGCGAAGAAGGAGATCCAGAACGCAGGAGTATTTCATTTAATGCAATATTTCAATCAAAAGCAGATCACGATAGGGGAAAAGAAGCAAATGTGCCAGGGGCAGTAATAAAGCCTGGAGATTCACGACCATCATAGAAAGGAAAACAAAATGACTAATTATGACATGGATGAAATAGAACGACAAAGGGAAAGAGAAAGAAGAAGTAGAGGAATTAGACCAGAAATTGGTAAAGAAGAAGAGCCATGGGAAGCGGTTGATATAGAATTAAGAGACAAAGATTTTATGAAAATCGCTCGGGAAGCACATAAGAGAGATATCACTATTAATAAAATGATCAATATCATATTAAAAGATGGTATTAAAAATGCACACTATAGGAACTTAGGTTCTAAACCACAACTTCTAAACGAAACTGAATGATTATATTTAAAAAGATCTCTTGGAGGAATTTTCTTTCAACAGGAGATAAACCTACAATTGTCTTTTTTGATAGGTCATCCACTACTTTAATTATTGGTGAAAATGGTTCAGGAAAGTCAACCATTTTAGATGCGTTGACATTTGGATTGTTTGGAAAACCATTTCGGAATATCAATAAGCCTCAGTTAGTCAATGCGATTAACGAAAAAGAGTTGATGGTTGAAATTGATTTTTCTATTGGAAAGAAAGATTTCACAGTCCGAAGAGGAGCGAAACCGAATGTGTTTGAAATTTTCCAGAATGGGAAGATGTTTGATCAGACTGCCAATGTTCGGGATTATCAAGATTATTTGGAAAGAGTAATTCTCAAGTTGAATTACAAATCATTCACCCAAATTGTTCTACTTGGAAATTCGTCATTCGAGCCATTCATGCAATTGAAACAATCGGATCGCCGAGCAATTGTCGAAGACCTTCTGGACATTCAGATTTTTTCTTCCATGAATATGATTCTCAAACAGAAGAATTCGGAATTGAAGGGGGAATTTCAACAGAATGAAAATCAGAGGAAATTGAATGAATCCCAAACAAAAATGCAACAAGAATATATTGAACGATTGAAACAAGATAATGAATCAATTATTTTTGATAAATCCCAAGAAATTAAAAATTTTAAAAAGCAAAAAGAGTATGATGTTGATACTTTGAATGTACTTCAAGAACAAATTCTTACCTTGAGTGATAAGATGTTGTTGGAAGGTGAGGTTCAGAAAAAAACCTCTGATTTTGGAACACTTCAAAATAAAATTGATGTCAGGCTTGATCAAGAACAGAAAGAACTCAAATTCTATCAAACCAATTCAACGTGTTCTCAATGTAAACAAGACATTGATGATGTGTTTAAAAAAGAACGAATTATCGACATATCTAAGGGGATTGATGAAAAGAAAGATGGCCTCGATAAAATTGTGACAGAAATTGATACTTTAGAAAAACAATTAGAGGGGTTTCGTTCTATCGGTCGAGAGGTTGCAGAAAAGAACAGAAATCTTGCAGGAATAGAATCTAAAATTCAATCTATTGATTCTAACATAGAACGAACACAAAAGGAAATTGAAAAATTACAAGAGAAAAAAGAACTTGATAGTGTAGAGGAAAATACTCTACAGTCGTTACAGGAAGATCTGAGAACCCTAGAGGGTCAATATCAAGGGTTATGTGAGACAAAACAGACATATGAATATGCAAACGAGCTCTTGAGGGATACAGGAATCAAGACAAAAATTATTCGACAATATGTACCCATAATTAACAAGTATGTAAATAAGTATCTGAATGAACTTGATTTTCTTATCAACTTTACGATTGATGAGAATTTCAACGAAACGATACAATCTCAGTATCGTGATGAGTTTTCTTATTCTTCTTTTTCAGAAGGTGAGAAAATGAGAATAGATCTAGCATTGTTGTTCACGTGGCGAATGGTTGCAAAACTCAAGAATAGTGTAAATACAAACCTTTTGATTTTGGATGAGGTATTTGATTCATCTTTGGATGCAGAAGGAACAGAGGCATTTTTGAAAATTATCAATACACTTGATGCAGATACTAATGTGTTTGTGATCTCACATAAGGGAGAAATTCTCTTTGATAAGTTTTTAAGCACGATTAAATTTGTAAAAGAGAAACAATTTAGCAAAATAGAAATGTTATGAGTGATTTAATATGTGAATTGGTGAAAGAAACAGACCCTTTTTTGAGGGAAAAACCAGAGGTATTCAATTTTGAGAATCCTCAAGTTGATCCTGAGAAATTACAGGAACAGTTAATAGAAAATATGATTCATCATGTGGGACTTGGTTTATCTGCAAATCAGATAGGAATTCCTGTTACAGTATTTGCAATGAGAATGGATGACCATGCTTTAGTAGTGTTCAATCCAGAAATTTTAGAGTGGAGTGAGGAAACTACATATATGAGGGAGGGGTGTTTAAGTTTTCCCAATTTATGGGTTGCAATTGAACGTGCAAAATCGATTGCAGTTAAATTTCAGGTGTTTGATGGAGAAGAACAAGCTGGAAGCATGACAGATTTGTCTGCAAGGGTATTTCAACATGAATCAGAACATATGGATGGTGACTTGTTCGTTGATAATGTAAATAATTTTAAATTAAAATCAGCAATGCGTAAACGCAATCTTTACTTGAGAAAACTCAAGAGAGAGAACAAAAAATAAATAGAAAGGTAAGACATAATGGGTATTTTTAGTAAAATAAAACACCATATAAAAAATATCACAAAGAGTGCAAAACAAAAAGCACAAGAGGAAAGAGAACGTATAGAAAAGGAAACAAAAGAGAAAAACAAAGAAGTAGACAAAATTGTTAAAAAAGCAAAAAATAAGGCAAAGGGTCTAGTCAAAAAAGGTAAGAAAAAAAAGGATTAGTCCTAAAATTAACCCCCCCAATAAAAAAGGAGAGATATGGCAGAGGAAAAAAGAGGAATCGAAGAAACTAAAGATATTCTTGATTTCGTATTTTCATTTGTAGAGGCAGTAGGAAAAGCCAAAAAAGATGGAGAAATGTCTTGGAGTGATGCAAGATATTTTATTGACCCAGTAAAGAAACTATTTGAAGCAGTAGATGACATCGAAGAAGTTCTTCCTGAGATTGAAGACCTTTCAGGAGAAGAATATGATCAACTCGTAGAATATGTCAAAGAAAAGTGGGATTATGAAGAAGAAAATCTTGATTGGGTTGTGGATACTGCAATTGAGGCTGGTAGAGGGGTCTTGACTTTAATTAATATGCAAAAAAGTTAAAATGAGAAGTAAACAGCATGGGAAACGATTGCGCCAAGAAGGTGCAATCAAACGACTTGAAACAACACTTGCAATGCATGAAGCAAATGCAGAGTTGACAGTAGCGATCATGGAAGAAAAAAAACTTTCTACTGGTGCAGCTGATAAAGTAGAATCGATTCGATCAAAGAAAATTGAACGAGTTCGGACTACGATTGAAAATACGAAAGAGAATATGAAGTAGTGGGAATAAATAAAACAATACACGAACATTGGCGTGACTGGGCGGCAATAGTTTACTTGTTTATCTGCATTGTAGACTTTTTCATTGCTCCGTTGTTGTGGAATATTGGTATGACAATGATGGACAATGAAATCAAAATGAATACCAGTAGATGGACACCATTAACATTACAAATGGGCGGAATGTTTCATATGTCATTT